ACATGTTGCTCTTCTTGTTGCTCAATAACAACCTTAGATTCTGATACTTTATTCTCTTCTACGGCTATCTTTGCAAGAACTTCTTGAGCTTTTGCAACCTTGTCATAATCTGCAACTTCATGTGCATTTTTCAAAGCTGCTAGTGCTTGAGCCTTTTGTGATTTAAGTCTGCTTTCTGCTTCATTAAGATAGGATTTATCTAAAGATGTAGATCTACTTTTTAGAACTTGGTTTTCTTCTGCAATTCTTTTTGCATACTCATAAGCAGACTCTTGACCTCTTTCGGCCTCTCTTAGCTTGCGAGTAAGGGTATTAATCCTTTTCTTAACTTTTTCTGAATAATCTTCTAATTCATCTTCAGACTTTTGTTGTGGTTCCTCCGAAACATCTTCAATAGCTTCTTCTGCTTCTTGATCGGTTTCTTCTGGTGTAGCAAGATCAGCTATCTTACCGCTAGTTTTTTCTTCAGGAAGATCTACTTCTACAACCTCCCCTTCTTCTACTAGCTCTTCTTGCTTTGCTTCTTCATTCATTTTTACTCCTTATACTGCAAGAATATCATCGGGATCTAATATGGTAGCGATAACTTCATCATCATTAATGATTCTGCATTCAGATTCGTCTCCGAGTTTGAAACGAGCGCCAGCATATCTACCGATTAATACCCATTGTTTCTCCTGACACCAAGCCTCAGTAAATTTACTCGAGTCTTTATAGCAATCAGGACCCATTTTAACTACGTACCCCACAACGGTTGCTAGAGATTCTCTATCAACTTGTGATTGTACTAGGTGTATTCCACCATCAGTTACTGCTTTTCCTTTGTAAGGAAGAATAAGTATCCTCCAACCCGTAGGTTGAGGCATTCTTTCTAAAATCGATTTGTCTAAAAGGGTTGGATCTAAAACTCTAGCTGATTGTTCTACGTAGGGTAGTACTTCTTCTGGTTGAGTTTCTTCTGTTTTTGGAGTTTCTGGTTCTTGTGCGTTCTCTTTTTCTATTGCTTGGGCAATATGTTCAGGTACGTGTATCTTCGACATCTTCTTGTATTTTTCCTAGCAGTTCTCTATATGTATTTTCTGTGTCGACCAGAGAACTGTAGCGTCCACACAGATACTGATATTGCGCAAAATCTTTGGTGCCAGCCAAGATTGTGTCTTTTACGCTTTCCTTTTGGGCCTCAAGTTCTTTTAAAAACTTTTGGCTCATCCAAACTACTGACACCTAATAAACGCCAGAAAACTTGCCGCCAAATTCAGCAGCTCCCATACCTCTAGCTTTACCTTTACCCATTCCAGGTTTAGGTGAAGTGTTAGCATCAAAAGTACCTGCATCTGTTTTAAGAGGCACAGAACCTTTGTTACTGTAAGGATTTTTATCCTTCATTACAGTAGGAGTTTTTTGTTGGCTAATATCAGTTCTTTTAATCATGTTTTTAATTATTCAGTACAACCTAATTATTTGCAAGTTTTATTTACCCTGCCCTCGGTACTTCTTTTTGGTTTTCCTTTTGTTGGTACCTGCACCTCTACTCAAGGCGCTGTTACCTATAGACGTTTTTTTCTTAACACGCCGTACTTTTTGAACGTCAAAAGTTTTAGGCACTACTGTTGTTTATTGGCTTGCTCCATAAGCTTGAACCTTGCCTGTTGTTCCAACCTGGCCCTAGCTGTATCGTCTCTCAGCTCTGCAATATCTTCTTGAGTATCTATTCTTTCTCTATCAACATTAATTCTTTGTTGGGCTTCTTGAGCTTTTCTTTGTTCAGCCGCTAAGAACTGTTGTTGCTCTATAGATAACTCTTGACCTTTCAGAGCCAACTCTTGTTTTCTTATGGCAACTAATGGATCTTCATCTTGTGGCGCTGAAACCTTCTGATTATATTCAACTAACAGTTCAGCAAGTATAGGTGATGAGAATTGTGCCAATATATCTCCTGCTTGTAAGGATAAATTTTGTGCTTCTTGTGGTGATGCCTGTTGAGCTTGCTGTTGTATTTGCTGGAACTGTTGCATAACTTCTGGTGGCATTTGTTGTTCACCCAGTATGTCAGCCTTCATCTGAAGATGCTGCATGATATGTGAATGAATCAAAGCTTGCACTTGAGCATTCATTTGCACCGGAGGTGTGTTTAACAAAGACATATGGATTGCAATATGTGCATCATGATTTTGTTGTGGAAATGCTTGAGCTTGTTGTCCTAGTAACAATTGATTGTTTTCAAAACCAGCCTCTAAAGGCAAAGGATCTGTAGGAGGTGGAGGTGTCAGTATTTGTTCTACGTTATCAACACCTATAGCCGCATACATTCTTTTGTAAGCTTCGTATGTACCATTAGGCCCATGAACTTGAGGATTGGATTGAACCAACTGCATCATCTCTTGTGCCATAGCAATCCTTTGAGATTGACTAAATATATCAGGATTAGATATTGGGAATATATCTACCTTCTCATCAAAGTCAGATAGTTTGATAGTTGTTTCGTTGTTTGCTACCGCGTATGGATACTCTTGCGGTAGGTACTCTTGGAAAACATCAGATAGTATTTTAAATTCTTTCTTTTGAGAATTATGTAATCGTTTGTGTATTGCAGACAACACCTTAGTAGATCTTTCTAGTAATGCTAGCGTTGTGCCTACAGGTGCATTTGGATTACCTTGCCCTGTATTTATTTCAGCAATAGATGCAAACTTTTGTCCTGAATTAACCAGTATGTTCAACAACTGAAGTAAAGTGCCACTAGGCTCTTTGAAAGGTAACGGTTGTATTGAATCACGTAGAGATCCACCTGGAGCGTCTACGTCTCTAAACTCACCTGGCTGTATGGGAGTATCTTCATCTCTAATTCTAATACCTCTAGTTTTAAAACCAGCAGGCAAGTTAGCCAAAGTTCCTGCATCAATCAGCTGACGCATTATTGAGGTTGATGCTTTGGATAAACCGCCGATCATATGAGTTAGACCAAAGCCATAGAACCCTAGACCAGGTAAAAACTTAAAATGGACAAAGTATTCTATTTTAGTTTTAAGAGGATCATCTTCTCTGTAGTTTCTTCTAACAGAAAGTATATCGTTTGAGTTAGCATCAATAGTGACTATATACGGTAATTTTACACCAGTAAGACGACCCTCATCGTCTGTATCCTCAAAGCCGTCTAGATCTAGATTACAATGTACTTCGTATAGTAGAGATACTTCGCCATCATCATATGAAGGCTCCATACCAGATAGCTTGTCTATTTCTTCTTTTACGCCGCTATATTCATCAGCACTATCACCACTACTTATATCTATCTTTTTGTAAAATCCTACAGACTGTAGTTTTCTAACTTCATTTTCTGAAATCTTGATAACATTTGTGATTCTGTTACATGTTTCAAGATCGGTAGTGTAGTAGGGAACTATTAGATCTTCGGGCGCTACAAACTTTGATACGGCCCTACCAAGACTTTCATCATAATAAACTTTTTTAAATGCAGATCCTGCTAAAGGCAGGTAGAAAAGCATTTGATCTAACTCTTCATCAAACTCCTCCATAACATGAGTAATTTGATAGTTCATGAACTCTTTTACCCTTTGGGCTTGCTCTTCAGCTAATGAGTCATATGCACCTATAACTTGTGTTTTAACAGGACCGCCTGCTGGTAATAATTCTTTATAAGCTTGTGCCTGGAAGGTCGTTACAGCTTCACCTAATAAAGGGTGAATAACGCCACTAGCACCAACAAAAGGCTCTGATCTTTCCTCATCAAAGCGCATACCAAGATACTCTAAACCGTCTTTATATGTTTTTTCCCAATCATCTCTTGAGGCTTTATCTTTCTCTATTCCTGCAATCAATTCATTGGCAATATTTCGTAATTCTTGAGGATCTAAAACTTCGGCTAGATTGCTGTCAAAATCTGTATCTATTTCTTCAACTATAGAAGCTTCGAGAATAGCACTACCATCCTCTTGCATTTGGAACCCCTCTGTACCTCTGTCTTTTATTGCCTCTATAGCAACACTCATGTCTTCTTGACCAAGCGGCACTTGATTCTGTTCGTTAAGTACTGTTGGGTTTATGTCTTTTTCTATTGCCATAGTCTTAGTAGTATACTCTCCTTACTGGTGCTTTCTCTTTATCTGAGTAATCATCATCAAGGGAAACTAAACCACCCTCCCTAAATCTCATCAGAGCTTGCGTCATAGTATCACATAGGTCATCATTTTTACCAAAAGGAAAAGAGGCACACTCTTCTATCATCTCATCTGCAAACTTTCTCTCAGGTGCATATACCAAACCAGACTCAAAGATAGGTGCAACCGAGTGCATCCTAGTAGATTTATCGTGTCCCCTGGTTGGAGAGTAATTAACTACAGGTATACCCAATCTTCTAAGTTCATGTGTCAAGGGTGTTCCAGATGCCTTGGCTTCTATCAAAACCATATCAGGTTCCCAGTACTGGTATTCTTCGTATGCCACACGTTTTAACTCTGGAAAGTCCCAACGATCTTTTTGAGCATCCAATAGTATTATGCAATCAGGTGAGTCAGGCGTAGGCTTGAACACACCCCACGTTGAAATAGCAGAATAGTCTGCATTTTCTTTCTTACTAAATGCAGTATCATAACTTTGAATGATATAACTAACTGGCGGTAAAACTTCACTTTCCCAAGTTTTCCACCACTCTCTTTTAACAATAGATCCTTCTTCAGATGTAGGAGTCTGCATCCATTGTGCATTCCACTTCTGAACCGGCAAAGATGCTTTTACCTTTTCTAGTTCATCCATAGACCAGAACTCAGGCCACAAAGCGTTATTTGTTTCTGGGAATATAGCAGGGAACTCCACTACTTCCCATTGGTCAGCCGATAGTTCTTTCTGAGAGTCTAATAACTTTGCGGTTAGATCTATAGAACTCCAACGTGTCATTACCAGTATGATAGCTCCACCTGGTTGCAAACGTTGTCTAGGTCCAGAGGTGTACCATTCCCAACATGCCTCCATAGCAGTAGGGCTAAGAGCATCTTGCTCTGAATGTGGATCGTCAATAATTAACAGATCCGCACCACGACCCGTAATCGCTCCTCCGACACCTGCGGCAAAGTATTCGCCACCTTTGTCAGTTTCCCAACGACCAGCTGATTTAGAGTCTGCCTGTAAATTAACCTTTGGAAATATCTGCCTGTATTCGTCCGTATCCATCATGTTACGAACCTTACGACCAAATCGTACAGCCAACTCTCCGGTATGCGTTGTTTGCATAATCTTACGCTTTGGCTGTTTACCCATAATCCAAGCAGGGAAGTAGGTAGAACAGAACTCAGACTTTGTATGTCTCGGCGGCATATTGATGATAAGCCTGTTGCACTTACCATTAGCAACGTCCTCTAGCTTTTGTGCAAATATCTTATGATGACGACCACAAATAAACTCGGGCCACATATGATTAATAAAGTCTAAGAATGTTTCTTGGCAACCACTTTGTTTTTTAAGTAGTTCTAAACGTTCCTTCAAAACTAAGGTTTCTTTGATCTCCTGATCGGAAAGGTGGGCTAGGTTCATAAAGCAGCTAACATATTTTCTATACTGACAGGACCACCATCTTTAAATGCATCTACACCTTTGTCTTTCACTAGATCTCTTATTTGTTGATCAATCTTAACGTAAGTACCATCAAGATCAGCGTCTACATCATCAAACTTTCTAACGTACTTTTTAGGATCTTCACCTAACTCTCTAATAATTTTAGCTATTTCGTTTTCAGCTTCTTTATAGGTAGTTTGCAATATTTCATATTGACTACCCCCCTCTTTTCCAAGCCTTTTTGGAGCTGAATCCC